ACGACGGGGGCACCGGTCTGCCGCGTGTACTTGTGGTACTCGCCGTTGGACGAGAAGTCCGCGGCAAGCAGACGGATCAGACGCGCGGAGTCCAACAGATTGGAGATGTCGCGCTCTGCGTTGTTCTTGTCGTTGATCTTGATCAGATCAGCGAGGGATGGAAGCGTATCGGCCATGATGAATTAACCCTTTCAGGTTCTTGTGTTTTGGTTAGGGCATCCGCAGCTGAGTGAAGATGGCGCGTTCGCCACCGCTCAGGTGTTCCGGGATAGCCTGCTTGTTGGGGCTCGGATTGTCCGAAGCCGGCAAAGACGGCTTCAGAGGTGCTTCACCAAGCTGGACTGCTTCGAGGCGCTTGGACAGATCCAGGTTGTCAGCCTGCAACTTGGCCACGAACAGAGCTTGGCACTCTTCGAATGACTTGCCCTCAGCAAGCCACTGCAGCCCGTTGGCGCCGTAAGCATCGAGATACTTCTTGGCGACTTCGGCTGCGGTCTCGGGCTTCGGCGCCACTTCAACGACCGGGGTGACCACAGGGGCACTCAAGGTCTCAGCAGCAGCAGGAGCGACGGCTTCGACGGCCGGGGGGGCCTCTGCCAGAACTTTGGCGTCGACGACCGGAAGGGTCTCGGCCTTGATATCTTCGGACATGATGTTCTCCGTTTTGGGTTCAGGTTTGGGGATAACTTCAACCGCATAGGTTGCACTGTCTGCGGCGAACATGGAAGTTGAGTTGCTGTCGGCACCGTGCGGGCAGACCGCGCAACCGCGGAGCTGCCACTTACGGACGATGGTACCGGGGCCGGTGAACGTGTGCCCGTTGACCTCGGCGGTAAGTCCTTCACCGACTTCTTCGATCGACACCGGACCACGGAAATCGATTGAACTCTGGTACGGCACACCGAGCTTGGCCTTGTGGACGATCTCAGAAGCCCGGTCGTCCTTGTACGGAGTAATCGCTCCGGAAAGAGTCAGCCCTTTGCTGTCGACTTCGAACTTGTTGGCATAGCCAACCAGCTCCTTGGAGTCATGGCAGTAGTCCAAGGGGATCCTGGACTTGTGCGTCATGCCGTCGAAGTCGTGCTCAACCTTACCCCACCAGGGGTGGTTGAAGGCAAAGGTGCGGGCGAGCATCTTGACGGGCGACGATTTCGCGTCTTCGCCGTTATCCCCGAACTGCAATTCGCAGTCGAACGACATGGCGGAAGCGGGAATACCCAGTTCGAACGCGGGCTTATCCGATTCATTGAGCTTGGTCATTTCTTACTCCCTGCAGTCGGTTCGGGTTCGGTCGGGCTGACAACAATCTGCATCGTCGGCAGAGTCGGCACCATACCGGCTTTGATCAACTGCTCGTTCTCGGTTTTCAGTTCTTCCAGAATGTCAGGCCACTCTTTCCCGCGTTCCTTACAGATACGGGTACGGGAGTTTGTGCCGGAGCCGATCTCGACCGCATTGGCCGAGGCTTCCTTCAACGGATCGATCCAGGGCAGCCCGGTAGGTACCCACTCGTAGGCCATGGGCATACCGGGCTTGATCTCCCCGGCCAGGATAGCAAGCTGAATACGCCAGTGAGTCCAGCGATTGAGGAAGTCGACGACATCGATACGCTTGATCCTCGCGCTGTTCTCGTACTGCAGCAGACTCTGCCTGGCACCCGAGTAGTTGGTGTAACTCTCGTCGTAGAAGGAGTAAGGGATGTCCAGCGCCTTCAAGCACATCGGGATCATCGTGTTCACGAAGCTCTGTGCTTCCGCGCTCGGGCTGTGGCTCTCCAGGAACTTAGCGTCATCGCCGGGCTTCATATCCAACAGGACGGGGCCCTTCTTGAAGTCAACCGTGTACTCGTCGGTATCAGCATTCGCGGTAAGCGAGCCGAGTGCGGTTGCTCCGTTCGCCCGGGTGATGATCATACCGAACAGCTGCGCCAGCTTGATCTTGCTTAACGCCCAGGTCAACGAGTCGTGCAGGTCGAGGTAGGTGTTTATCGCCGGCGCCAGCGGACTGACACCGCGTACCTGATCGAAGCGCTGCCGGTAAGCGAACAGGGGGAAGCAGTTGGAAGCAGGCACTTCCCTGTCGAACTCGAGGCCGTTGGTGGTACGCCGGTAGATGCCATAGCGGTCTATCCGTTCGCTGGCGTCTCTGCGTACGCCGTTGGTCCAGCTCGGATCCACTTTCGGCGGGTTACAGATACGGTCGGACTCGATAGGCCGGACGCTGCCGTTGAGTTCTTTGATCACCAGGACGTCTCCGTCCAAGGTTCGGCAACTCTCCAGGGTACGAATGAACTGCTGCCTGGACATCAGTCCGGTAGCATCGAAGTTCTCCGGCAGTGACCAATGCCGCATCATGGCTTCCCGCTCATTGTCCAGCGCCCGATCGCCGGTACGACTCTGGAAGGTAAAGGTGCTGATGTAATCCAGGTGACGGCGGATAGCCCAGCCGGCGAGCGTCATATTACGCTGCAGATCACGGACCGTGGAGATCATCTGCGACCGGTCACGCTCCCCCAGGACCTTATCTTCCGAAGCGGTAGAGCGCGGACGCTGCGTACGCTTCGTGCTGCTGTCGATGGCATCGTACCCGAACAAGGCGTCGTAGGCCCCGGTCAGGCGTTCCTTTAATGACGACATGTTACAGTCCCCCGTTACTGAGGTCTACAGTCATATATCCAGGATTGGTGCCGTCTTCCTGCGCTACCTTGTCCTGCCAGTATTCCCAATCACTCTTCAAGTCAGAGACCTGGACAGTCTGGCCGTCAACGGTCACCGACCGCATACCTGCCGACAACAGCATGAGCGATTCCAGTTTGGTTACCATCTGCTCGGCGTGACTGGTTTCTTCTTCAGACATGGTTCGACCTCTGTAAGTAGTCGTCGTTAGTTGGTATCATAGCGAATCGAGGATTGACTTACCAGTTAACTTATTGGTACAGTATTCTTAAGGCATAAACTCATGGCTGTAGTCCCGCGTACGGTTACGTAGTTCTTTATCCTTTTGACATTAAACTTCTTTCACGAATTCGTGGCTGTAGTCCCGGGTCCTTTCTCTGGTTTTTATGTCGTTGAGGCGGTCTGTGCGCCGCTCCTCGGCATGTTCAGGTACCCTACCATCCAAAAACCTCGAGACCCGCCCATTCCAGTTGACCCCTACCTTACCCAGATGGATAACTTCCCAGGGAAGCCAGTTCCTATTCGGGGCCCGCCACCTGGACTGGAAGTCCGAGTCAGAGCCGCCGGCGTGCCTCCACCTGACAGGATAGAGTGGTTCCCGGTACAACGGATCCTGTGCGTCCCATACCTGACAATACCCGGGATACTCCTTATCCGGTATTTCCGGCAGGGAGCTGCTGTCGATGGTATCCCGGTAGTCGTTCGGATCCAGCAGTAACCGCCGCCGGGGGCAGTACAGGTTACCTGTCCGCAGCATGGACCAGTCTACGTTCTCCGGGAAGACGATGTCAGCATCTACCACCGCCATCCAACTGTACTTACCGAACGTATGCAGTGCTTCGTCGATAGCGGCTCCCTTATTGAACGGGGCTTTGTTCTCGTAGAACCGTTCGGTCTTATGCACTCTGCACCCAGCTGCTGTCGCCAGATCGATCGTGTCCCGGTCACGGGGAGTAGTCAGAACCACTACTTCACAGAACGCCTGGCGTATCCGCGGCAAGGTAATAGCCAGGATATCAGCATACTCCACACAGGTTACCACTGCTCTCGGCTTCATCTCAGTTCGATCCTCCCCAGATAGCGGACGTTATCCTTGGACATCTCGATCGGTTCCCAGGTTCTATCGATGAACGAATACGGGAACTCGTCGGTAGATGACACGATCTCCCCGGTACGGGGTCCGGAGATCACCTGCCACATCAGCCTCTCCTTGGCTCCAAACTTGATCAGTCCAGCCTTCTCCATCTCAGGTGTCTGTGCGAGGGTAACGTTGGTACCGAACCGATAGTGGTACAACACCTTGTCGATGTGAATTTCGTACCGCAGCGCGCCCAACAGCCTCAGTGTCTTGGTATAGACCTGGTCGACACCGCGGATCAACGATGGCCACGACGACTGTCGAGCGAGTTCGATGCGGGTGG